AATTCTACGAGAAGTATTCATAGAATTAACTGAACTCCAAGAAGTACCATTGTAAGCCACAGTAACAGCTGAAATGTATGGAGGTGAAGGGTTTAATGGTCCACCAAAAAATAAAGCTGCTGTTGCGCTATCTCCTGCTGAAGAACCTGCTTGTCCTGTCGGTAAATCACCTACTTCTGTCCAAGTCGATCCATTCCATGATTCTGTATTAGCGTTATAACTTGGATGTTCACCACCTCCAAAAACTATTCCTGATGTTGAATCTGATCCTGAACCACCACCATTTCTTCGTGCAGTGTTTAAGTCTGTTGTTTCTGTCCAACTTGTACCATTCCAAGATTCTGTTTTACCAGAAGTAGGTGCACCATCTAATTCTCCTCCAGAAGCTATTGCTGATGTTGATGTTCCAAAATTCATAGAAATTTGTCTTGATTCATTCATACTATTAACAGTGGTATAAGTAGTTCCATCATAACTGTTTGTTGTATTAACTTCGCCTGAAGGTGCTTCTCCACCAAATATTAACGCAGCTGTTTGTGCTCCTACACCATTTACACCAGTAGCATCATAAGGTAAATTTGTACCAGTCCTCCAAGAACCAGATGTAGTTAAATTAGGATACTTGTATCTAAAATCTACATTGGCACTATCGTACCAAAGTTCACCTGTCTCAGCTCCAGGGTAATCACTACCAGCGAAATTCTTAACCCTAGTCCCTGATATCTCTTTATAGGTCGACATCTAATAACCTCCTTAATTATTTTTCAGCAGCCATCCCTGCGTAGAGTCAACGTACACTAATGTAAATCCTGCTCTTTCTGTGGCAACAGTTAAATCCGCTGCTGCTCCCTGTATTTTGTGCGAGTTTCTACCAATAGTTAAATTGTTAGTATCAAAAGTTCCTGCGTAATCAACAAATGCAATTTCATCTCCTTGTGTAGCTGAAGATGGTAGCGTCGCTGTAAATGCCGCTGATGATGTATCACAAAAATATCCTTCACCTGCTACAGCAGTAAAGCCACTTGTTTTCACAGCTTGCCATGAAGTACCACCTGATACTTCAGCAAAAGATAATGTACCAATACCCGTGGCACCTGAACCTGAAACAGATTCTACTTTTAAAAATCTATCTGCTGTAACATTTCCTTCTGGAAATTTAAGTGTGTATGACTGACCAGCAGAATGTGGTGGGGATTGTAATTTAATTCCGTGTGAGTTTGATTCACAATTTAAAATAAGTGTACCAGGATTTGTATTACCACCTACTTCAACAGCACCTGTACCGTTTGGATATAATTCTAAATCTCTGTTTGAAACTGTAACAATTTGATTGGCATTTGTATCTAAGTTACCACCTAATTGTGGAGAAGTATCATCAACAACATCACCACCTGTTTGAATTTCAATCATGTCAGGGTTTGTGCCGTCGTTAGCTGATGCTTGAATTATAGCTGTCTTTTTATTTGTTGTTCCAAAAGTAAAACTATCTCCTGAACCAGATACGTATTTAAACTCAACTGTGTATGCACCAGTTGTTGAATTTTTTAAAATATAAAATGTTTCTACATCTAAAGGTACAGTTACAATTTGATTACCTGTAATTGTTCCTGTGAACTCAATCATTCTTTGTTGAGCAGTACCAGTTGTTCCACCATCAGTTACTGTTAATGCAGTTGTTTGTGCACCACCAGCGATAGATACTTGTGCGAACCCACCAGTAAGTTGTTGGATAAGACTTAAATTATTATTTGTTTTTGTTCCCCATGTACCAGCATTTTCACCAGTCGCTTGGAGTTCTATACCTAATGAAGTATATGTAGATGCCATAAATTTTGTCTCCTATGCAGCGTCAGTATAACTTGTATTTGATCCAGTTGCAACATCAGAATAACTTGTATTCGATCCCGTTGAAACCCCACTATAAGATGTATTTGAGCCAGTGTCAATATCCTCGTAATGTATTATAAAAGGCTCTCCTAACGCAGCACTGAATGATAAACCAGTTAATCCAACTATTTGATCTGCTGGTGTTATTGTACCTATAGAAGCACTGAAAGATACACCTGTTAATCCCATTACTTGATCTGGTGCATCTAATTCTCCTACGGATGATGTTATTTCTTGACCTGTCAAAGAGACTGCAGAAGAACCCAAACCTACCAAAGTTCCTAATGTAAATTCTGATTCTTGACCATCTAATGTTACAGAGTTGTTTGGTGCTACAGCTGTACCTTGTTCTGATGTTATCTCTAAACCTGTTGGTTGAACAAGAGTTCCTGAGAAAGCAATTGCTGTACCTTGTTCTGTTGTAATTTCTTGCCCTGTTACAGATACATCTTCGTTAGGTGCTACAGCTGCACCTTTTTCTGCTGTAAATTGTTGTCCTGTTAAACCCATCACTTGATCGGCAGGTGTAATAAGTCCTAAAGCACTTGCAATTTCTTGACCTGATAATTCTAGTGATACATCAATACCTGTAGATAAAGATCCAACGTTTGCAGAGAAAGCTATTGTAGGTAAATTAGGTGTTACATCAATTACAGGTGATATAGAACCAACATTAGATGTAAATTGTTCTCCAGTTAAATCAACAACACCTGTACCAGTTGCAGTTAATGAACCAACTTCAGATGAAAAAGATAATCCTGTTAATGTAACAGTTTCGTTTGCAAGATTTCCCCATTGACCAGCGTTCCAAGTTTTTGCACCCCAACCTGTAGCTAGTTCTGTATCTTGACCATAATACGCCTGTCCCCAGGTGAATCGGCCCCATCCTGAGTCAACCGACATGGGCTACTCCTATGCTAATCTGATTATTGCGCTACTCGCGTCTGCTGTTGGAAATTGAATAGTGAATGTTCCGTTAGTTGCAGTCTTGTCACCACCAAAAGCTATAACAGCAACAGCATCAGTTGTTCCTGAACCACCATCTGTTGTTGTGTTATAAATTAAAGCACCATTTGCAGTAAATGAAGCTGAATTGTAAGTTACATCAGCAAAGTCTGTAAATGCAGTTGTTGAAGATAATGACACACCTTCATTTGTTAATGTAGCACCACCTGCTGTGTAAGCAGATCCTGATGTGTTTGTAATTTCATTTGTTGTTGAATAATCTGTTGTTGAAGCACCTAAAGTTGCAGAACTTGTGAACAATGCAATTTTAAAAGTGTGTCCACCTGATGAATCAAAATCGTGTTTACCTTGTAAAAGTTCTTGTTTAAAACTTGAACAAATTGCTGATGTAATTGCCATAATTTATATCTCCTACGGGTTAGCTGAAGGTACTGGTATTCGTACAGTTCCATCTGAATAGTCGTCTCTCTTACGTCTACCTAGTTGCTCTGCAGCAAACTTCTCTAATTCCTGTTTATACTTATTTTCGTATAGTGTCAACATATCTATTGGACCTTTTAAGAATCCATATGCTTAAGTCGTTGTATTTGAGCTAGATAATCCATCAGGTATAGCTTCATAATGAATTTTAAACGTATATGTATTATCGGGAGCAGGGGCTAAAAATAGTCTACCTGATGTAGTATCTGATACACCAGTTGCTCCACCAAACATTGCATAATATTTAGGTTGTCCTCTAGCTGCAGACTCTGTTGATGGAACATATTCTTGTAAATAAGACTCATCTTTTTTTTCTAACCATCTATTGTTTCCTGTAGATGCAGATGTAGAATCATAAACTTGTACACCTTTTACAAATAAAGTTTTAGCTGGAACATTAATTGTATCTTGACCAGTAACAAAGTTACCAATCTTTTGTTTTTTATATGCATCAATAGGTGCATCTCTTAAAATTCTTAGTTCAGCGTTTTCTATAAATTGATTTGTTATTGTAGAAGTTAAAACATTACTATCTACTTCAGTATAG